TTCAAAGATTCAACAGGACGCAAGCATACACACATAACTCGAGCTAAGAGCAATCAAAGGTTTACAGTTGTTGAGGCAGAGAGTAAAGAAGAAGCGAAAGAGAAGTACAAGGCGCAAGTTAAAAGAGATGCAGTTATTAAAGTGGGTCAGTTGTATGAAAATATAAGGGAGTGTGGGAAATGACGGAGGTTAGAATTAAAACTATTTCAGATAGAGTTTATTACACAACAACAGATCTAGCTTCTGGTGATTATATTAAACTTGTTATGAAGTTAGGGATTGAGTATTTTCTTCCGGTCAAAGATGTGTTCAACAATGAAGTATGGGTTAAAAGAGATGAGATTGAATCATTTACATTTATTGAGGAGGCAGACGATGATTAACATACCTAAAATGAAATTCTCGAAAAAGTACACTGAAATAATCAAAAAATATAAAAATAAAACACCTGAAGAAAAAGCTAAGATTGAAAATGATTTTATTAAAGATATTAATGATAAAGACAGTGAATTTTACAGTCCTATGATGGCTAATATGAATGAACATGAACTAAGGGCTATGTTAAGAATGATGCCTAGTTTAATTGATACTGGAGATGACAATGATGATTAAAAAACTTAAAAATATGGATTGGTTCGATATCTTTATTGCTGGAATACTGCGATTATTCGGCGTAATCGCACTGATGCTTGTTGTCATATCGCCTATCTATACAGTGGCTAGTTACCAAAACAAAGAAGTACATCAAGGGACAATTACAGATAAATATAACAAGAGACAAGATAAAGAAGACAAGTTCTATATTGTATTAGACAACAAACAAGTCATTGAAAACTCCGACTTATTATTCAAAAAGAAATTTGATAGCGCAGATATACAAGCTAGGTTAAAAGTAGGCGACAAAGTAGAAGTTAAGACGATTGGATATAGAATACACTTTTTAAATTTATATCCGGTCTTATACGAAGTAAAGAAGGTAGATAAACAATGATTAAACAAATATTAAGACTATTATTTTTATTAGCAATGTATGAGCTAGGTAAGTATGTAACTGAGCAAGTATATATTATGATGACGGCTAATGATGATGTGGAGGCGCCGAGTGACTTCGCAAAGTTGAGCGATCATTCTGATTTGATGAGGGCGGAGGTGTCGGAGTAGATGTATAGCAAAGAGTCAATCGTTAATATGATAGGCACACATAAAATGAAGTGTAATGTGTTGGCTGATGTAATACCGGAATATGATAGCAACTCAATAGCTCAGTACGGCATACAAGCAACATTACCAAAGCCACAAGGGGAAAACTCAAGTAAAGTTGAAGATGTTGTTGTGAGGCTTGAAAGAGCAAATAAAAGGTATGCTCAGATGTTAAAAGAAGTCGAGTTTATAAATCAATCGCAACAGAGATTGGGACATGTTGACTTTTGTTTCTTAGAGTTGTTAAAGAAAGGCTATAACAGGGATGCAATTATCAAGAAGATGCCTAACTCTAAATTGAACAGAAATAACTTTCTAGCGCGCCGTGATGAGTTAGCAGAAAAGATTTATCTACTACAGTGACGAAAATGACAAAAATGACAGAAATGACGAAAATGACACTATTTTTAAACTGTGAATTAATTTTATATAATTGATTTGTAAGAATTATCTTAAGACGTGGGGTAATAGCCACATTAGATGTTCTCATCGATGTGATTGAGAAGTGACAAACATATAAAAATTGATATGTTACGCTATTAATCACTTACTACCTGCCTATATGGTGGGTAGTTTAATTCTTGCATTTTGAGTCATAACTATTTTCCTCCTTTCACATTTATTGAACGTAGCTCCTGCACGAGATGTAGGGGCATTTTTATATTTAAAAAATAACAAGAGTAATTAACGTAAAGGCGTGTGATACAGTGAAAACAATTGATTAAATTAACACCGAAGCAAGAAAAGTTTGTGCTAGGACTCATAGAGGGCAAGAGCCAACGGAAAGCATATATTGACGCAGGGTATTCGACTAAAGGTAAGAGTGGGGAATATCTAGATAAAGAAGCGAGTACACTTTTTAAAAATCGGAAGGTTTCCGGAAGGTACGAAAAATTGCGTCAAGAAGTAGCTGAACAATCAAAATGGACACGCCAAAAGGCCTTTGAAGAATATGAGTGGCTAAAGAATACAGCGAAGAACGATATTGAAATAGAGGGAGTGAAGAAAGCGACAGCTGATGCATTCCTCGCTAGTTTGGACGGCATGAATAGAATGACGTTAGGCAATGAAGTTCTGACTAATAAAAAGATTGAAACTGAAATCAAGATGCTTGAGAAAAAAATCGATCAAATGGATAAATCAGAAAATAATTCACAAGAAGCAGAAGTTGCTAAAGCACTTATTAAGTTAGCGGGTGTTAATGATGATTAATGAAATGTTAAACCCGAAACAACAAGAAGTCTGGAACTGCTTCATAAACGATAAACCCAAAGTATTAATAGCGAGTGGTGCGAAGAGGGCAGGTAAAACATATGTATTTATCCTGCTTTTTTTAATGCACATAGCTACTTATAAAGACAAGGGGCTTAACTTCATTATCGGAGGAGCGACACAAGCATCTATCAGACGTAACATACTAGATGATATGGAGTTAATACTAGGTAGAGAGTTGACACTTGATAAATCTAACGCAGTCAAAATATTTGGTAATAAAGTGTATGTATTCGACGGACAAAACTCGGATGCATGGAAAAAAGCACGTGGTTTTACTTCAGCAGGTGCTTTTTTAAACGAGGGGACAGCATTACACAATATGTTTATTAAAGAGGTATTCTCACGTTGTAGTTACAAAGGCGCGAGGATATTAATTGATACCAACCCCGAAAACCCGATGCATCCAGTTAAAAAAGATTACATTGATAAGAGTGGTCAACGGTTATCGAATGGAAGACTAAATATCAAAGCATTCCAATTTACTTTGTTTGACAATACATTTTTAGATGAAGAATATATTGAATCGATTATCGCAAGTACACCAACAGGAATGTTCACAGATCGTGATATTTATGGTAAGTGGGTTTCTGCTGAAGGTGTTGTATATAAAGATTTCAAAGAAAAAGTTCATTACATCAAAGAAGAAGAATTTAAAACTAAACAAATAAAAAGGAAATATGCAGGCGTCGACTGGGGATATGAGCATTATGGTTCTATTATGGTTGTAGCGGAAGACTTTGACGGAAACAAGTACGTAATTGAAGAACACGCACACAGACATAAAGAGATAGATGACTGGGTAGCTATTGCTAAAGGAGTTATAAAAAGGCATGGCGATATTCTTTTTTATTGTGATACAGCTAGACCTGAACATATTGAACGATTTAGAAGAGAGAAGATAAAAGCAAGATATGCTGACAAAGCCGTTATTGCTGGCATTGAAGTTATTTCTAGGTTATTCAAGTTAAATAAAATATTCATTATCAAAGAAAAAGTTAGTTTGTTTAAAGAAGAAATATACAACTACGTTTGGAAAGATAATGCAGACGAACCAGTTAAATTAAACGATGACACATTAGATGCGTTAAGATATGCAGTTTATACAGCTAATAAGCCAAGTGGCACAGGCTTTAATTAAAGGAGGTAATATTTTGTACCCTAGCCAACCAACACAAACAGAAATATTTGATGCTATTGTGAGGACTAACAATAAGCCAGAAACACTAGAAGAAATGATTGTCAGATATATAAAACAACATTTGGAGAAGTTACCTGAAATCTCAATAGGTCAAGAATATTATGAGCAACGCCCTGATATTGTTAAGGAACCCAAGCCGGTTGATGCTACAGGAGCAGTTGACCCATTGAAACCAGATGACAGAATGATTACCAACTTCCATGCTAACCTAGTAGATCAAAAAGTTTCTTATATTGTAGGGAAGCCTATCGCTTTTAAACATACAGATGATGAAGTAGTTAAACGTATTGATGAAGTTTTAGGTAATAGATTTGATGATAAGTTACACAGTGTACTAACAGGAGCTAGCAATAAAGGTATTGAATGGTTGCATCCTTACCTTGATGAAGAGGGAGAATTTAAGCTATTTAGAGTACCGGCGGAACAAGGTATTCCTATATGGACTGATAAAGAGCACGAAGAATTAGAGGCGTTTATCAGGATGTATAAATTGGAAAATGAAACTAAAGTTGAATACTGGGATAAAGTAACTGTTAATTACTACGTTTATGAAAACGGCTCGCTTATTCCGGATTACTCTAACAATTTGGAGAATTCAAAAACGCATTTTAGTACAGGGTCATGGGGTAAGATTCCATTTATTCCATTCAAAAATAACGATTTAGAAATATCAGATATATTTATGTATAAAACATTGATTGATGCTTATAACAGGCGATTATCCGATTTATCCAATACTTTTAAAGATTCAAACGAATTAACGTATGTATTAACGAACTATGATGACCAAGAGTTGCCAGAATTCAAACGGTTACTACGTTATTACGGGGCGATAAAAGTATCGGATAACGGGGGTGTCGACACAATACAGGTAGAAGTACCAGTTGAAAACAGTAAAAAGTATTTAGATGATTTATATCAAAAAATAATGTTGTTTGGTCAAGCGGTTGACTTTAGTTCTGACAAATTCGGTTCGGCTCCAAGTGGGGTTGCGTTGGAGTTTTTATATACTAACTTAAACTTGAAAGCAGATAAGTTAGCGCGCAAAGCTAAAGTTGCTATACAGGAGTTGCTTTGGTTTGTGTTTGAGCACTTCGATATCAAAGGAGAACATAAAGATGTCGATATTAGTTTCAACTACAACAAAGTAGCGAACACAGAATTACAAGTACAAACAGCTCAACAATCTATGGGAATTGTAAGCCATGAAACAGTATTAGAAAATCACCCGTTTGTCGAAGATTTGCAAGCAGAACTCGAACGAATAGAACAAGAACAAATGGAGTACAACAAGCAACTGCCTAATTTAGATGACGGAGGTGCTGACGGTGCCCAACAACAAGAAAGATCTAACAATAAAGAATCAGAATGATATTGATGAGTATATCGACAGTCTAATCTCTAAAGCTGAGAAGCCTATAGAACAACTATTTGCTAATCGACTTAAAGAGATAAAACAAATCATCGCAGATATGTTTGAGAAGTATCAAAGTGATGATGTGTATGTTACATGGACTGAATTTAATAAATATAACAGGCTCAATAAGGAGTTAACTCGTATAGGTACAATGTTGACTGATGACTATAGGCAAGTAGCTAAGATGGTTCAGAAGTCGCAGGAAGACGCTTATATAGAAAAGTTCCTTATGAGCCTTTATTTATACGAGACGGCAAGTCAAACATCTATGCAATTTGATGTTCCTAGCAAAGAAGTTATCACATCGGCTATTGAACAACCTATTGAGTTCATTCGATTAGTACCGACACTACAGAAGCATCGTGATGAAGTACTGAAAAAGATACGCTTACATATCACACAAGGCATTATGAGCGGAGAGGGCTACTCTAAAATAGCGAAAGCAATCCGTGATGATATTGGTATGTCTAAAGCTCAATCGTTGCGTGTAGCTCGTACAGAAGCGGGCAGAGCGATGTCTCAAGCTGGACTCGATAGTGCATTGGTAGCTCAAAAGAATGGCTTACAGATGTATAAGTATTGGCAAGCTACTAAAGATACACGTACAAGAGACACACACAGACATCTAGACGGTGCTAAGAAGAAAATAGACGAACCGTTCAAGTCGAGCGGTTGCGTTGGACAGGCGCCTAAGTTGTTTGTTGGTGTGAATAGTGCAAAAGAAAACATCAACTGTCGTTGTAAGCTTATGTATTACATTGATGAAGATGATTTGCCTAGTACAACGAGAGTGCGTAAAGATGATGGCACAACCGAAGTAATACCACAAATGACTTATCGTGAGTGGGAGAAATATAAACGTAAAAGAAAGTAGTTTACTACTCGACCTTAGCATGTCGTTAAACTGCTTCTTTTTATACCAAAATTCTTCGTGGCGTTGCACGTAAAACTCGTAAAAAGGAGTAGTTTAAATGGATTTATACACGTTGTTAGGACAATTTAAAGACGGAGAAATCGACAAGCAGAAAGTAATTGATGCGATTGACGAATCGAAATCGGGAATGGTACCACGTTCAAGATTGAACGACAAGAATACCGAAATCGAAGAGTTAAAAGAAGAGATTTCTAAACGTGATGAACAAATTGTCAAATTGCAAGACTCTGTTAAAGATGATAGCGAGATTCAAAAAGAACTCGAAGAATTAAAGAATCAAAATTCAGAGTGGGAGACAAAGTATAAAGAAACACAACTTAATAACGCAGTTAAGTTAGCGGTTGCTAAAGAAGCAAATGACGCTAACGACATTCTAGCATTCATCAATAAAGATGAACTGGAATTAGTAGACGACGGCACTGTAAAAGGTTTAGATGAAGCGATTAAAACGCTTAAAGAGTCTAAACCTTATTTATTTGCGTCGTCTAAGCCTGTAGGTAAAACACCACAAGGCGGAGGTAATCCGGACTCAGGTGTAACGAAAGAAAAGTTTGACAACATGAGTGTCGCTGAACGTAACGAATTGTATTTGAACGATCGTGAGACATTCGAAAAATTAGTTAATCAAAATTAAACAAAGAAAGAGGTATAAGCATGCCACAAGGACTTACTAAAACAAGTAATCAAATCATTCCAGAAGTATTAGCGCCTATGATGCAAGCGCAACTCGAAAAGAAATTGCGTTTCGCTTCATTTGCAGAAGTAGATAGCACATTACAAGGACAACCGGGAGACACTTTGACATTCCCAGCATTCGTTTATAGCGGAGACGCACAAGTAGTTGCAGAGGGCGAAAAAATCCCTACTGACATTTTAGAAACGAAAAAACGTGAGGCTAAAATCCGTAAAATTGCTAAAGGTACATCTATCACAGATGAGGCTTTATTAAGTGGTTACGGAGACCCTCAAGGCGAACAAGTACGTCAACACGGTTTAGCACATGCTAACAAAGTTGATAATGATGTATTAGAGGCTTTAATGGGAGCTAAACTTACTGTTAATTCAGACATCACTAAATTAAACGGCTTACAATCAGCAATTGACAAATTTAACGATGAAGACTTAGAGCCAATGGTTTTATTTGTTAATCCACTTGATGCTGGTAAATTACGCGGAGATGCATCAACTAACTTTACGCGTGCAACCGAATTAGGCGATGACATCATTGTTAAAGGTGCGTTTGGCGAAGCTCTAGGCGCTATCATTGTACGTACTAATAAGTTAGAAGCTGGCACAGCTATTTTAGCTAAAAAAGGTGCAGTTAAATTAATCTTGAAACGTGATTTCTTCTTAGAAGTAGCGCGTGACGCATCAACAAAAACAACTGCATTATACAGTGATAAGCACTATGTAGCATATTTATATGATGAATCTAAAGCAGTGAAAATCACTAAAGGTTCTGGAAGCTTAGAAATGTAATAGGAGGTAGTGACGTATGTATAAAGTAATCGAACGTTTTGAAGATGCACAAGACAATGGACATGAATATCAAGTGGGAGACATTTACCCACGTGATGGGTTAGAAGTATCAGAAGAACGGTTCACTGAATTATCTACAACAAACAACCGCCGTAACTTAATCGCTATCAAACTTGTTGAAGACGATACAACAGAACAGTCTGAGGCGAGCGCTGACGAGCAAAAAAGTTTATCTGATATGAAAGTAGCAGAATTAAAAGAACTTGCTAAAAAGCGTGAAATTAAAGGCTATAGCGATATGAAAAAAGATGAGCTTATCAAAGCTTTAGAGGGTGTTAAGTAATGGACGCAAAAGACGTCAAAATGATTAATGGACTTTCATTCAATGATTCGTCTAACGATGAGCAGATCGAATATCTTATTGAAGAATATAAAGGTGTTGCAGAAGATTATTGTAATCAGAAGTTTGATGACAAAGAAGTGCCGTCGGGTGTTAAGAAGTTTATTGCTGAATGTATCAAGTTTGGTACAACTGGCAATATCTCAGCGCGCACGATGGGCACCGTGAGTTATACCTATGTAACTGACATACCTAGTAGTGCTTATGCTTATCTAATGCCTTATCGTAAGTTAAGTTGGGGTAAGCGATATGTTTAATCCGTTTGATGAGTTTCCGCACACAATTGAAATTGGAGAGGTTGAAGTTGCAGGAACATTTCCTAAAGAATACGAGCGTTTTAAAAGTAACGAAACAATTAAAGGATTTATGGATACGCCTACATCAAGCGAGACACTCAAATTTCATCAAATGAGCAAAGACTTCGACCGTAACCTATATACGCCGTATCACATACCAATAACAAACAAAACTTTATTTAATTACGAGGGTAAAACGTACGAAGTTGTAGGCGAACCGGTCGACCAAGGCGGACAACATGAAATCAATTTAACTAGATTGAGGGTGCGATCTATTGGCAAAGGTTAAGTATGGTAATTGGGACTTAGTAAAAGAGTTGGAAAATTACGAGCGAGACATGGAGCGATGGGTCAAACGAGGTATAGCAAAGACTACTGCTAAGATTCACAATACAATCATTTCATTAATGCCAGTTGATACCGGATATCTTAGAGAAAGTGTAACAATGGACTTTAAAGACGGCGGTTTTACTGGTGTTATTAATATTGGTAGTGAATACGCAATATATGTCAATTATGGTACTGGTATATATGCAACAGGCGCTGGAGGTAGTAGAGCGAAAAAGATACCGTGGTCATACAAGGATGCAAACGGTAAGTGGCACACTACTAAAGGACAACATGCTCAACCTTTTTGGGAGCCGGCAATAGACGCTGGGCGAGCATTCTTTAATCAGTATTTTTCGTGAGGTGGTTAAGATATGTGGGTATCAGTTGAACGGTACTTATTTAACAAAGTATATAACAAATTAAAAAGTAACCCTATTATCCAAAAACAATTGGACGGTAGGGTTTTTGATTGCGTTCAAAAAGACGCTGTTTACCCATATATCGTTGTGGGTGAAACAAACGTCACTAACAAAGAAACGACCACGAGCATGGTCGAAGATGTCGGCATCACATTGCATGTTTATAGTCAAGCGCGTAATAGAGATGAGGCATCACAAATAATTCAATTTTTAGGCTTCGTCTTAAATAACGAAATCGAAATTGATTATTATTCATTCATTAAAAGTCGGATTGATACACAAGAAGTTATTACTGACATAGATCAGTACACTAAACACGGTATCATTCGGCTTGTTTTTAAATACAGACATAACACATTACAAAGGAGTGTAACGAATGGCGCAGGATAAATATATTGTCGCTCTCCAAATCGCTGATAAAGATTTAGCTAAGAAGCTAACTATCGAAGAAGCAACGCTTTTAGGTAGTTTAGCAGAGGGTGGGCACACTATCAGTAATGACCTTGCTGAAATCATTCAAGGCGGTAAGAAAGATTATAGCCGTAACTCTGTCGAAGAAGAAATCAAGTTGACGCTTGATGTCGTTCCGGGAGATAAAGGTCAATTAGCATTAAAAGAATCGGTTAAGCAATTCAAACAATTACGTGTTTGGATTTGGGAAACTAAAAAACGCGATGGCAAACATCACGGTGTATTCGCATATGTAGTTATCGAAGAGCACGAATGGTCATTTGATGATGAAGATAACAAAATCGAAATCACAGCGAAAGTTAAGTTCAATAGTGCAGATGGTACAATCAACGATTTACCAAAAGAATGGCTTAACCCTAGCGCATTGGCTCCGGTTGTTGAATTCGAAGACATGAACGCTTACGAAGATAGTTATGAAAACCGAACTAAAAAAACAACTGCTGGCAGTAGCGATTTAAGTATGTAATTAACGAGGGCATAAGCCCTCTATTTTTTTGTACAAAATAACGATAAACGAGGTATTTAATATGACTGAAACAACTTTTAATCCAATTACATCATTAACGATTAACAATGAAGAAGTGAAAGCAAAAGCAACATTTATGTTCGATAAAACCGCTAAAAAATTTGCAACTGAACAAGAAGATAACAAAGGTAGAAAACAAACGATTTCAGGATTTACTAATGTTTATAACGCTTTATTAGAGCGTGACACAGTGGCAATTGTAGACTTTTGGGAATGTGCAACAGCTTATCTAGGTAAAAGTGCACCTAAAAGAGAAGATATTGAAGCGGAAATTATGGAAATCATCGAAAGAGAAAACGACACGTTGAATCTTTTACAAGGTGCGTTGGACGTAATGAATAATAGTGGTTTTTTCAAGCAGAAATCACGTCTATTCTGGACACAGATGAACCAAGCGCCATCGTTAGCCAAAGAAGACGAGAAAGAGGGCGCGAAAGCTGGTATCGAGATGATGAAGAACAACTACAAAGAAATCATGACCGTAGCACCTTATTAGACTATTCGGAAATAAGGCAGATGACAAGTCGTTACATAGGTTATATGAGTAATGACGAGCTAATGAGCATGCTACCTGCCGAATGGAATGACTGGATTATTGGCGCTAGACAAGCATTGATTGACCAAAGGGACATCGCGTTGTACGGCGCTCAATATAATGCGGTCGCTCAAGCTGGTAAATCACTAAAACGTTTTGTTAGGCAGAACGAAAGAGAACATTATATTATTCGTGGTCAAGAAGACGAATATGAAAAAATGAAACAGCGTGAGCTAGCTAAAAACAAACGTAAAAGAGAAATACAAAAACAAGGGACTCGCAAGTTCCTTAACAGCTTAAAAACAAGTCATAAAGGAGGTTAGGCATGGAAAAGAATTTTCTAGCTCGTATTACAGCTATAATCAGTGATTTTAAAAGGAATATGAGAACTGCTCAACGTATGGCTAAAACTGATATACCGGACGAAATCAAGACAGAAGTTACAGCTAACATAAGAGATTACCAAAGAGAGTTAACGCGAGCTAAATCGATGGCTCAGCGATGGCGTGAACATAACGTTAAAATAGATGGTAATAATTCACCGTTAAAACGTGCAATTGCTAGTGCAAAAACGATGTTGGCCACGTTACACAACAAAACAATAAAAGTTAATTTCGATACGAGAGGTATGACAAAAACCCAAATTTTAACTAAGGCACTGAATCAGTCCTTAACTGATTATAGTGAGAAAATGGACGCGCTAGCTACTAAAATTCGTACATTTGGTACAATTTTTGCACAACAAGTTAAAGGCTTAATGATTGCTAGTATACAAGCATTGATACCAGTGATTGCCGGGTTAGTACCTGCAATAATGGCAGTACTTAATGCGGTTGGTGTATTAGGGGGTGGCGTTTTAGGTTTAGTTGGCGCATTCTCTGTCGCAGGTCTTGGAGTTGTTGGTTTTGGTGCAATGGCTATTAGCGCTCTTAAAATGGTTGAAGATGGAACATTGGCAGTAACAAAAGAAGTTCAAAACTTTAGAGATGCGAGCGATCAATTAAAAACTACATGGCGTGATATTGTTAAAGAGAATCAAGCAAGTATCTTTAATGCGATGTCAGCAGGTATCAGAGGCGTTACAAGTGCGATGTCTCAATTAAAACCATTCTTATCCGAAGTATCTATGCTGGTTGAAGCAAACGCACGCAAGTTTGAGGATTGGGTTAAACATTCTGAAACAGCTAAGAAAGCATTTGAAGCATTGAATAGCATAGGTGGCGCAATCTTCGGAGATTTATTGAACGCTGCAGGACGATTTGGCGACGGATTAATTAACATTTTCACTCAATTAATGCCGTTGTTCAAATTTGCGTCTCAAGGACTACAGAACATGTCTATAGCTTTCCAAAATTGGGCTAATAGTGTGGCTGGTCAGAATGCTATTAAAGCGTTTATTGACTACACTACCACTAACTTACCTAAGATTGGTCAGATATTTGGCAATGTGTTCGCTGGTATTGGTAATTTAATGATTGCTTTTGCTCAAAACAGTTCTAACATTTTTGACTGGTTAGTTAAATTAACTTCTCAATTTAGAGCATGGTCAGAACAAGTAGGACAATCACAAGGATTTAAAGACTTTATCAGCTACGTTCAAGAGAATGGTCCTACTATTATGCAGTTAATCGGTAATATCGTAAAAGCGTTAGTGGCATTTGGTACTGCAATGGCTCCTATAGCTAGTAAATTACTAGATTTCATTACTAATTTAGCTGGATTTATCGCCAAACTATTCGAAACACACCCAGCAGTCGCTCAAATTATCGGTGTTATCGGTATTTTAGGTGGCGTATTTTGGGCTTTAATGGCTCCGATCGCAGCTGTTAGCAGTGTGTTAAGTAATGTGTTTAGTATGACTTTATTGAATGTTGTCAAAAGAATACTGGATTTAACTAGAATAACTGGGGTGGTAAGTAAAGCGTTCGGTTTATTGACAGGTGCTTTCACAAGTATTTCTTGGCCAATATTAGCAGTAGTTGCAGTAATTGGTGCATTCATTGGAGTCCTAGTTTATTTATGGAAAACAAACGAGAATTTCAGAAACACTATTACTGAAGCATGGAACGGTGTTAAAACGGCGGTTTCTGGTGCGATTCAAGGTGTAGTTGGCTGGTTAACTGAATTGTGGGGCAAAATCCAATCAACATTACAACCGATAATGCCTATATTGCAAGTATTAGGACAAATATTCATGCAAGTCTTAGGTGTTTTGGTAATAGGCATTATTACAAATGTTATGAATATCATACAAGGTTTGTGGACTTTAATTACAATTGCGTTCCAAGCCATAGGAACAGTGATATCCGTAGCAGTCCAAATCATAGTAGGTTTATTCACTGCTTTAATTCAATTGCTTACTGGCGACTTCTCAGGTGCTTGGGAGACAATTAAAACTACGATTACCAATGTACTTGATACGATTTGGCAATACATGCAATCAGTTTGGGAGTCAATTATCGGCTTTTTAACTGGAGTAATGAATCGAACACTTTCTATGTTTGGTACAAGTTGGTCACAGATATGGAGTACAATCACTAATTTTGTTAGCAGTATTTGGAACACTGTTACAAGCTGGTTCAGTCGAGTGGCTTCGAGTGTAGCTGAAAAAATGGGGCAAGCACTAAACTTTATTATCACAAAAGGTTCCGAATGGGTTTCTAATATTTGGAATACAGTTACAAGTTTCGCAAGTAAAGTAGCTGATGGATTTAAAAGAGTTGTCTCAAATGTAGGCGACGGCATGAAAAACGCGCTTGATAAGATTAAAAGCTTTTTCAGCGATTTTTTAAATGCCGGAGCAGAATTAATAGGCAAAGTAGCTGAGGGTGTAGCTAACGCCGCGCACAAAGTAGTGAGCGCGGTAGGCGATGCGATTTCATCAGCGTGGGACTCTGTAACTTCGTTTGTAAGTGGACATGGTGGAGGTAGTGGTTTAGGTAAAGGCTTAGCGGTATCACAAGCTAAAGTAATGGCTACTAGCTTCGGTAAAACATTTACAAGTGAGTTAGGTTCAACGTTAACAGATGGCTTCAACGATAGTTTGACACCAAGTGTTGATGGTCATATGACAAACGATGTGCAACATAGCATGAAAGAAAATAACAGACCTATTGTTAATGTAACTGTTAGGAATGAGGGCGATCTTAACATGATTAAATCACACATTGACGATATGGATGCAAAAGATGGTAGTTTCAACTTAATGTAAGGGAGGTTTGTTTATTGATAGCCCATGATGTAGAAATTGTAAAAAACGGTGTAACTTATAGAATCAGTGATAATCCTCTCACTTACAAACATTTGAGAGTGCTTGATTACAATGTTATCGGTTCGGGTTACAAAAGGAATTATTCGCCTTTAGATGGTGTTGACGGACGTTTTCACAATTACGCTAAAGAAGAATATAAAAAAGTTGAATTAAGATTGAGGTATGAAGTACCTAAAATCGCTTATGCATCACATCTCAAATCAGACATTCAAACATTGTTTTATGGTCGCTTTTACCTAAGAGAATTGGCAACGCCGGATAACACTATCAAATTTGAAAATATGTTCGAACCGTTAGAACAAGAATTTGAATTAGATTATGTTGACGGTAGACAACTATTCGTTGGATTAGTTAGCGAAGTATCTTTTGACACAACTAAGACATCAGGAGAAATCACGTTGACCTTTGAGACGACAGAATTGCCGTTCTTTGAAAGTATCGGCTATAGCACTGATTTAGAAAGTGATAACGATTTAGAAAAATGGTCAGTTCCGGACAGAATAGCACTAAATGAAAATGATAGAAGTAGACAAATGACATTCTATAATACGAGTTCTGGAGATGTTTATTACAACGGAGATGTGGCATTAACACAATTCAACCAATTCAATGTAGTTGAAATTGAATTGGCCGAAGATGTTAAAGCTGATGATAAAGACGGTTTCACTTTCTATATGGATAAAGGAAACATCTCAGTAATTAAAGATGTCGATTTAAAGGCAGGCGATAAAATTATTTTTGATAACAAGCACACATATAGAGGCAATTTAAATATTGACCTATACAACAAGACGTTAGAACAACCGGTGTTGTATTCTGGTTGGAATCATTTTAAAGCCAACAGACTTATGAAAAAGATAGTCTTTAGACACAAATTATATTACAGATAAGGAGTAGCATATGCCGGTATTATTAAAAAGTTTGCAAGGCGTCGGTCATGCGATTCATGTTAATACAAAATTAAACGAAAAATTGAATGAAGATAGTACGTTGGACATTGATATGATAGAAAATGCCAGCACTTTCGACGCAATCGGCGCTATTACAAAGATGTGGACTATCACAAATATAAAAGGGGAAGATGACCTCAACGAATATGTGATAGTAATGCTTGATAAATCAACAATCGGAAATAAAATCAAACTTAGTCTCAAAGCGAGACAAAAAGAACTAGATGATCTAAACAATTCTAGGATTTACCAAGAATATAACGAAAGTTTCACAGGCGTAGAGTTTTTTAACACTGTATTTAAAGGAACTAGTTATAAGTACGTATTGCACACTAAGGTTGACGCATCAAAGTTCGAGGGATTAGGTAAGGGAGACACAAGACTTGAGATATTTAAAAAAGGACTTGAACGTTATCATCTCGAATATGAATATGAAGCTAAAACTAAGACGTTTCACTTGTACGATGAATTATCTAAAGTAGCAGATTATTACATCAAATCAGGTGTAAATGCTGATAATGTCAAAATTCAAGAAGATGCTTCTAAATGCTACACATATATAAGAGGCTATGGCGACTTTGACGGTCAACAAACTTATACAGAGGCTGGATTACAATTCGAATTCACACACCCATTAGCACAACTGATTGGGAAAAGGGAAGCGCCTCCGTTAATAGATGGACGTATAAAAAAAGAAGATGTTTTAAAAAAATCAATGGAGCTAGTGATAAAGAAAAGTGTCACTGCTTCTATTTCTTTGGACTTCGTAGCACAGCCTGAGCATTTTCCAGAGGCTAACCCTAGAATTGGCGATGTCGTAAGAGTGGCTGAACCAACTATAGGCTATAACGACTTAGTAAGAATAGTCGAGATTACTACACATAGAGATGCATATAACAACATCATCAAACAAGATGTAGTATTAGGCGATTTTACAATGCGCGACAGATATAGAAAAGCTATCCATGAAGCTACGAATTATGTTAAGAATGTAAAAACAACAAAGTCAGACCCGGCTAAGTACTTGAGAGAACTAAACGCTAAAGTTAATGCTAGTTTATCTATAAATAATGAATTGGTTAAGCAGAATGAAAAAATAAACGCAAAAGTCGATAAGATGAGTACTAAAACAGTTACAACTGCGAATGGCACGATTATGTACGACTTTACGAGTCAATCAAGTATAAGAAATATCAAATCTATTGGAACGATTGGCGATTCTGTAGCTAGAGGATCGCACGCAAAAACTAATTTCACAGAAATGTTAGGCAAGAAGTTAAAAGCTAAAACGACCAACCTTGCAAGAGGTGGCGCAACAATGGCAACAGTTCCAATAGGTAAAGAAGCGGTAGAAAACAGCATTTATAGACAAGCAGAGCAAATAAGAGGAGACCTAATCATATTACAAGGCACTGATGATGACTGGTTACACGGTTATTGGGCAGGCGTACCGATAGGCACTGATAAAACGGATACAAAAACGTTTTACGGTGCCTTTTGTTCTGCAATTGAAGTTATTAGAAAGAATAATCCAGATTCAAAAATACTAGTGATGACAGCTACAAGACAATGCCCTATGAGTGGTACAACAATACGCCGTAAAGACACGGACAAAAACAAACTAGGGTTAACACTTGAGGACTATGTAAACGCTCAAATATTAGCTTGTAGTGAGTTAGATGTACCAGTGTTTGACGCATATCACACAGATTACTTTAAGCCATACAATCCAGCTTTTAGGAAAGCGAGCATGGAGGACGGCTTACACCCTAACGAAAAAGGTCACGAGGTTATTATGTACGAGTTAATCAAGGATTATTACAGTTTTTACGACTAAAGGAGGCAACCAATGGCTTACGGATTAATAACAAGTTTGCATTCTACCACTGGCGCAAAAGTAGTTGCTCAGCACGAGTACAACTATCGATTACTTGATAATGGAATGAGCAAACTTGAGAAAATGTTTATATATCATCAAAAAGAAGAAATATACGCACACTCAGCGAAACAAATTAAATACTTGAATGACAGTGTTGAAGATTATTTAACGTATTTAAATGGCCGTTTTAGCAACATGATAATAGGTCATAACGGCGACGGTATCAACGAGGTAAAAGACGCGCGAGTTGATAATACTGGTTATGATCATAAGACATTGCAAGATCGTTTGTATCATGATTATTCAACACTAGATGCTTTCACTAAAAAGGTTGAGAAAGCTGTAGATGAACACTATAAAGAATATCAAGCGACAGAATACCGATTTGAACCAAAAGAGCAAGAACCGGAATTCATCACAGATTTATCGCCATATACTAACGCAGTAATGCAATCATTTTGGGTAGACCCTAGAACAAAAATTATTTACATGACACAAGCGCGTCCAGGCAATCATTACATGTTATCTAGATTGAAGCCTAACGGACAATTTATTGATAGACTGCTAGTTAAAAATGGCGGACACGGCACACACAACGCCTATAGATATATCGGCAATGAGTTGTGGATTTATTCAGCAGTGTTAGACGCTAACAACAATAATAAGTTTGTACGTTTCCAATATAGAACTGGAGAAATAACTTATGGTAATGAAATGCAAGATGTCATGCCGAATATATTTAACGACAGATATACGTCAGCGATTTATAATCCGGTAGAAAATTTAATGATTTTCAGACGTGAATATAAAGCTTCTGAAAGACAACTTAAGAATTCGTTGAACTTTGTTGAGGTTAGAAGTGCTGACGATATTGATAAAGGTATAGACAAAGTATTGTATCAAATGGATATACCTATGGAATACACTTCAGATACACAACCTATGCAAGGTATCACTTATGATGCAGGTATCTTATATTGGTATACAGGTGATTCGAATACAGCCAACCCTAACTACTTACAAGGTTTCGATATCAAAACAAAAGAATTGTTATTTAAACGACGTATCGATATTGGCGGTGTGAATAACAACTTTAAAGGAGATTTCCAAGAGGCTGAGGGTCTAGATATGTATTACGATCTAGAAACAGGACGTAAAGCACTTTTAATCGGGGTAACTATTGGACCTGGTAACAACAGACATCATTCAATTTATTCTATCGGTCAAAGAGGTGTAAACCAATTCTTGAAAAACATCGCACCTCAAGTATCAATGACTGATTCAGGCGGACGTGTTAAACCGTTACCAATACAGAACCCAGCATATCTAAGTGATATTACGGAAGTTGGTCATTACTATATCTATACGCAAGACACACAAAATGCGTTAGATTTCCCGTTACCGAAAGCGTTTAGAGATGCAGGTTGGTTCTTTGATGTACTGCCTGGACACTATAATGGTGCTCTAAGACAAGTACTTACCAGAAACAGCACAGGTAGAAATATGCTTAAATTCGAACGTGTCATTGACATTTTCAATAAGAAAAACAACGGAGCATGGAATTTCTGTCCGCAAAACGCCGGTTATTGGGAACATATCCCTAAGAATATTACAAAATTATCAGATTTAAAAATCGTTGGTTTAGATTTCTATATCACTACTGAAGAATCAAAAAGATTTACTGATTTTCCTAAAGACTTTAAAGGTATTGCAGGTTGGATATTAGAAGTAAAATCGAATACACCAGGTAACACAACACAAGTATTAAGACGTAATAACTTCCCGTCTGCACATCAATTTTTAGTTAGAAACTTTGGTACTGGTGGCGTTGGTAAATGGAGTTTATTCGAGGGAAAGGTGGTTGAATAATGATAGTAGATAATTTTTCGAAAGACGATAACTTAATCGAGTTACAAACAACATCACAATATAATCCAATTATTGACACAAACATCAGTTTCTATGAATCAGATAGAGGAACTGGTGTTTTAAATTTTGCAGTAACTAAGAATAACAGACCGTTATCTATAAGTTCTGAACATGTTAAAACATCTATCGTGTTAAAAACCGATGATTATAACGTAGATAGAGGCGCTTATATTTCAGACGAATTAACGATAGTAGACGCAATTAATGGGCGTTTGCAGTATGTGATACCGAATGAATTTTTAAAACATTCAGGCAAGGTGCATGCTCAGGCATTCTTTACACAAAACGGGAGTAATAATGTTGTTGTTGAACGTCAATTTAGCTTCAATATTGAAAAAGATTTAGTTAGTGGGTTTGATGGTATAACAAAGCTTGTTTATATCAAATCTATTCAAGATACTATCGAAGCTGTCGGTAAAGACTTTAACCAATTAAAGCAAAATATGGCTGATACACAAACGTTAATAGCAAAAGTGAATGATAGTGCGACAAAAGGCATTCAACAAATCGAAATCAAGCAAAACGAAGCTATACAAGCTATTACTGCGACGCAAACTAGTGCAACACAAGCTGTTACAGCTGAATTCGATAAAATAGTTGAAAAAGAGCAAGCGATTTTTGAACGTGTTAACGAAGTTGAACAACAAATCAATGGCGCTGACCTTGTTAAAGGTAATTCAACAACGAATTGGCAAAAGTCTAAACTTACAGATGATTACGGTAAAGCAATTGAATCGTATGAGCAGTCCATAGATAGCGTTTTAAGCGCAGTTAACACATCTAGGATTATTCATATTACTAATGCAACAGATGCGCCAGAAAAGACGGATATAGGCACGTTAGAGAAGCCTGGACAAGATGGTGTTGATGACGGTTCTTCGTTCGATGAATCAACTTATACATCAAGCAAATCTGGTGTGTTAGTTGTTTATGTTGTTGATAATAATACTGCTCGTGCAACATGGTACCCAGACGATTCAAACGATGAGTACACAAAATACAAAATCTACGGCACATGGTACCCGTTTTATAAAAAGAATGATGGAAACTTAACTAAGCAATTTGTTGAAGAAACGTCTAACAACGCTTTAAATCAAGCTAAGCAGTATGTAGATGATAAATTCGGAACAACGAGCTGGCAACAACATAAGATGACAGAGGCGAATGGTCAATCAATTCAAGTTAACTTAAATAATGCGCAAGGCGATTTGGGATATTTAACTGCTGGTAATTACTATGCAACAAGAGTGCCGGATTTACCAGGTAGCGTTGAAAGTTATGAGGGTTATTTATCGGTATTCGTTAAAGATGATACAAACAAGCTATTTAACTTCACACCTTATAACTCTAAAAAGATTTACACACGATCAATCACAAACGGCAGACTTGAGCAACAGTGGACAGTTCCTAATGAACATAAATCAACGGTATTGTTCGACGGTGGCGCAAATGGTGTAGGTACAACAATCAATCTAACTGAACCGTACACAAACTATTCTATTTTGTTGGTAAGTGGAACTTATCCAGGTGGCGTTATTGAGGGATTCGGACTAACCGCATTACCTAACGCGATTCAATTGAGTAAAGCGAATGTAGTTGACTCAGACGGCAACGGTGGCGGTATTTATGAGTGCTTACTATCCAAAACAAGTAGCACTACTTTAAGAATAGATAACGATGTGTACTTTGATTTAGGTAAAACATCAGGTTCTGGAGCGAATGCCAACAAAGTTACTATAACTAAAATTATGGGGTGGAAATAATGAAAATAACAGTAAACGATAAAAACGAAGTTATCGGATACGTTAATACTGGCGGATTACGCAATAGTTTAGATGTAGATGATAACAATGTGCCTATCAAATTCAAAGAAGAGTTTGAACCTAGAAAGTTTGTTTTCACTAACGGCGAAATTAAATATAACAGCAATTTTGAAAAAGAAGACGTACCGAATGCATCAAGCCAACAAAGTGAATCAGATTTGAGTGATGAAGAACTTCGCGGAATGGTTGCAAGTATGCAAATGCAGGTGACGCAAGTAAACATTTTGGCGATGGAATTAAAGCAACAAAACGCTATGTTAACACAACAGTTGACTGAACTAAAAGCTGGTAAAACAAATACAGAGGGGGACGTTTAAATGGAGAAAATTAAGATGATTTATCCAACTTTCAAGGACATTAAAACTTTTTATGTGTGGGGTTGCTATAAAAATGACCAAATTAAGTGGTACGTAGACATGGGTGTAATCGACAAAGAAGAATATGCATTGATCACTGGAGAAAAATATCCAGAAACAAAAGATGAAAAGTCACAGGTGTAATGCTTGTGGCTTTTTAATTTAACGCAAAGTAGGTGGCGTAATGTTTGGCTTTACCAAACGACACGAACAAGATTGGCGTTTAACGCGATTAGAAGAAAATGATAAGACTATGTTTGAAAAATTCGACAGAATAGAAGACAGTCTGAGAACGCAAGAAAAAATTTATGACAAGTTAGATAGAAATTTCGAAGAACTAAGACGTGACAAAGAAGAAGATGAAAAAAATAAAGAGAAAAATGCTAAAAATATTAGAGACATCAAGATGTGGATTCTAGGATTAATAGGGACGATTCTAAGTACATTTGTTATAGCCTTGTTAAAAACTATTTTTGGCATTTAAAGGAGGTGATTACCATGCTTAAAGGGATTTTAGGATATAGCTTCTGGGCGTGCTTCTGGTTTGGTAAATGTAAATAACAGTTAAGAGTCAGTGCTTCGGCACTGGCTTTTTATTTTGATTGAAATGAGGTGCATACATGGGATTACCTAACCCAAAGACTAGAAAGCCTACAGCTAGTGAAGTGGTGGAGTGGGCAAAGTCGAATATTGGTAAGAGGATTAATATAGATAATTATCGGGGCAGTCAATGTTGGGATACACCTAACTTTATTTTTAAAAGATATTGGGGTTTTGTAACATGGGGCAATGCTAAGGATATGGCTAATTATAGATATCCTAAGGGATTCCGTTTCTATCGCTATTCATCTGGATTTGTACCGGAACCTGGAGACATTGCAGTTTGGCACCCTGGCAACGGAATAGGTTCGGACGGACACACCGCAATAGTAGTAGGACCATCTAATAAAAGTTATTTTTATAGCGTTGACCAAAACTGGGTTAATTCTAATAGTTGGACAGGTTCTCCGGGAAGTTTAGTAAGACACCCTTATGTAAGTGTTACAGGCTTTGTCAGACCTCCATACTCAAAAGATACTAGCAAACCTAGTAGTACTGATACAAGTTCAGCATCAAAAGCCAATGACTCAACAATTACTGGCGAAGCGAAGAAACCGCAATTTAAAGAAGTTAAAACAGTAAAATACACTGCTTACAGCAATGTTTTAGATAAAGAAGAGCACTTCATTGATCATATAGTTGTAATGGGTGATGAACGCTCAGATATTCAAGGATTATATATAAAAGAATCAATGCATATGCGTTCTGTAGACGAACTGTATACGCAAAGAAATAAGTTTATAAGCGATTATGAAATACCACATTTATATGTCGATAGAGAGGCTACATGGCTTGCTAGACCAACCAATTTTGATGACCCGCGTCACCCTAATTGGTTAGTTATTGAAGTATGTGGTGGTCAAACAGATAGTAAGCGTCAATTCTTAATGAACCAAATACAAGCTTTAATACGGGGTGTATGGTTGTTGTCAGGAACAGATAAAGAATTATCTGAAACGACGTTAAAGGTAGACCCTAATATTTGGCGTAGTATGAAAGATTTAATTAATTACGACTTGATTAAGCAAGGTATACCGGATAACGCAAAGTATGAGCAAGTCAAAAAGAAAATGCTTGAAATGTACATTAAACGAGATATATTGACGCGAGAAAATATTAAAGAAGTAACGACAAAAACAACAATAAGAATTAGTGATAAAACATCAGTTGACAGTGCGTCCACACGAGGCCCTACTCCATCAGACGAAAAACCAAGCATCGTTACTGAAACAAGTCCATTCACATTCCAGCAAGCACTGGATAGACAAATGTCTAGGGGTAACCCGAAAAAATCTCATACATGGGGCTGGGCTAATGCAACACGAGCACAAACGAGCTCTGCAATGAATGTTAAGCGAATATGGGAAAGTAACACGCAATGCTACCAAATGCTTAATTTAGGAAAGTATCAAGGCATTTCAGTTAGTGCGCTTAACAAAATACTTAAAGGAAAAGGAACGCTCGACGGACAAGGCAAAGCATTCGCGGAAGCTTGTAAGAAAAACAACATTAACGAAATTTATTTGATCGCGCACGCTTTCTTAGAAAGTGGATACGGAACAAGTAACTTCGCTAGTGGTAGATACGGTGCATATAATTACTTCGGTATTGGTGCATTCGACAACGACCCTGATTATGCAATGAAATTTGCTAAGAATAAAGGTTGGACATCTCCAGCAAAAGCAATCATGGGCGGTGCTAGCTTCGTAAGAAAGGATTACATCAACAAAGGGCAGAATACACTGTACAGAATCAGATGGAATCCTAAGAATCCAGCTACGCACCAATACGCTACTGCTATAGAGTGGTGCCAACATCAAGCTAGTACAATCGCTAAGCTATATAAACAAATCGGCTTAAAAGGTATCTACTTTATAAGAGATAAATATAAATAAAGAGGTGTATAAATGTACAAAATAAAAGATGTTGAAACGAGAATAAAAAATGATGGTGTTGACTTAGGTGACATTGGCTGTCGATTTTACACTGAAGATGAAAATACAGCATCTATAAGAATAGGTATCAATGACAAACAAGGTCGTATCGATCTAAAAGCGTATGGCTTAACACCTAGATTGCATTTGTTTATGGAAGATGGCTCTATATTCAAAAATGAGCCCCTTATTATCGACGATGTTGTAAAAGGGTTCCTTACCTACAAGATACCTAAAAAGGTTATCAAACACGCTGGTTATGTACGTTGTAAGCTGTTTTTAGAGAAAGAAGAACAAAAAATACATGTCGCGAACTTTTCTTTCAATATCATTGATAGTGGTATTGAATCTGCTGTAGCAAAAGAAATCGATGTTAAATTGGTAGATGATGCTATTACGAGAATCTTAAAAGATAACGCGACAGATTTATTGAGCAAAGACTTTAAAGAGAAAATAGATAAAGATGTCATTTCTTACATCGAAAAGAATGAAAGTAGATTTAAAGGTGCGAAAGGTGATAAAGGCGAACCGGGACAACCTGGAGCAAAAGGTGAAGCAGGTAAAAAAGGAGAACAAGGCGCACCCGGTAAAAACGGTACTGTAGTATCAATCAATCCTGACACTAAAATGTGGCAAATTGATGGTAAAGATACAGATATCAAAGCAGAACCTGAGTTATTGGACAAAATCAATATCGCAAATGTTGAAGGGTTAGAAAATAAATTGCAAGAAGTTGAAAAAATCAAAGATACAACTCTCAACGAATCTAAAACGTATACGGATTCAAAAATTGCTGAACTAGTTGATAGCGCTCCTGAATCTATGAATACATTAAGAGAATTAGCAGAAGCAATACAAAACAACTCTATTTCAGAAAGTGTATTGCAACAGATTGGCTCAAAAGTTAGTACAGAAGATTTTGAGAGATTCAAGCAATCATTAAACAGTTTGTATGCAGATAAAAATCATAGTCATACAATCAAACAGATTGAAGGATTAGAAAATGCTTTATCAAAAAAATCAGACATAAATCACAGTCATGATGAACGTTATCTTTTATCATCAAATGCTTTTACAAAAGAGGAAGCAGATAAACTTTATCAACCTATCGGTTCTTCGCAGCCGTCACTGAATATTTGGACAGGCAGTGAAACAGAATATAATTATTTGTATCAAAAAGACCCTAATACACTTTACTTAATTAAGGGGTGATTTTATGGAAGGTAATTTTAAAAATGTAAAGAAGCTTATTTACGAAGGCGAAGAATATACAAAAGTATATGCTGGAAATATCCAAGTATGGAAAAAGCCTTCATCTTTTGTAATAAAACCCTTACCTAAAAATAAATATCCGGATAGCATAGAAGAATCAACAGCAAAATGGACAATAAACGGAGTTGAACCTAATAAAAGTTATCAGGTGACAATAGAAAATGTACGTAGCGGTATAATGAGGGTTTCGCAAACTAATTTAGGTTCAAGTGATTTAGGAATATCAGGAGTCAATAGCAGAGTTGCAAGTAAAAATATCAACTTTAGTAATCCTTCAGGGACGTTGTATGTCACTATAAGTGATGTTTATTCAGGATCTCCGACATTGACCATTGAATAATTTTAAACGACTAATTTTTTAGTCGTTTTTTATTTTGGATAAAAGGAGCAAACAAATGGATATCGGTACAATCGTAAGAACAATTTTATTAATAGTCGCATGGATCAATCAGTTTTTAGCAATCAAACATATTTCTCCAATCCCAGTTGACGAAGTGTTTATAAGCACAGTCGTTACTGGGATTGTTTCAATTTGGACGTGGTGGAAGAATAACAACTTTACTCACGCATCTAAGAAAGGGCAACAAAAAATTTATGAAGTAAAAGCTGGCATTCAGTCAACTGGTGGCGCACCTAAAGTGAACGGAGATGATAACAATGCCGTCGGTTAGAACATACAGTCAAGCTATTAGCTACCTTAAAAGCCTAGAGGGTAAGGCGTGGAATCCAGACAATGCATTTGGATGTCAATGCTTCGATACTGCCAACCAATATTGGCTTTACTTATTTAATCATAGGTTGAAAGGTGTGGGCGCTGCGGACATTCCTACATGGAATGATTTCACTAACGAAGCAACCGTTTACGAAAATACTGTGTCGTTTCAAGCATTGCCGGGCGACGTCGTTATTTTTAACCGTAATTATGGCGGTGGTTATGGTCATGTAGGTATTGTAATAAGCGCTACGTTAGATTCTATAACTATTTTAGAGCAGAACTGGCTAGGCGGTGCTTACTGGAGTCCACCAGAAGTTACTACAAGACGTACACACGGCTACGACTTCCCTATGTGGTTTATCCGTCCATTCTACGCAAAAGAAACGACCGCTAATAAGCTAAGAAGCGCAGTGACGCCAGTTAAACAAGATAAGTTATCAAAAGGTAAAAAAATCATGCTTGTGGCTGGTCATGGTATTGGTGCATACTCTAACGACCCAGGTGCCGTTGCGAATGGAGAAAACGAAAGAGATTTTAACCGTAAAAATATTATACCTAGAGTGAAAAAGTATCTTGAGTCAGTAGGCAACACAGTATTGTTATACGGTGGCAACTCGATGAATCAAGACTTATATCAAGATACTTTGTACGGTCAACGTGTTGGAAACTATAAAGACTATGGCATGTACTGGATTAAAAACGAAGTTAAACCGGATGCAATCATAGAGTTTCATTTAGATTCTGCTAGTCCGCAAGCAAGTGGCGGGCATGTAATCATTAGCGACCGTTTCCCAGCTGATGACATTGACAAGGCATTAAGTAGCGCATTAGATAAAACAGTAGGTAAAATAAGAAGTGTGACACCTAGAGGGGATTTATTGAACGCTAACGTGTCCGCTGACCTTAATCTTAATTATCGTTTAATCGAATTAGGCTTTATCACATCAACGAAAGATTTAAACTACATTAAAAATAATCTAGACAGCTTCACGAAGCGGATTGCTGAAGCTATTAACGGCAGACAAATTGATGCGCCAAGCAGTAAGCCAAGCGCTGACAAAATAACATGGAATTGGAAAGGCGTATTTTATCCTAATCCAGAAAAAGCTATAAGAGTCAGAAAAACAGCAGGATTAACCGGCACAGTCGTTGAAGAAGATTCATGGCTATACACAAAAGATGATTGGGTAAAATTCGACCAAGTCATTAAAAAAGATGGCTACTGGTGGATTAGATTCAAATATCAACGTGAGGGCTCTAGTACTAACGATTTCTATTGTGCAGTGTGTAGAATCACAGATAAAGAACAGAAGATTAAAAATGAAAAATATTGGGGAACGATTGAGTGGGCTTAATATGTTATAATTAACATCCACCACATCATTTGGCAGGTACTTCGGTACTTGCCTATTTTTTTATGCAAATTTTAAAAAACACTTGACTAATAAACATTTGTTTAGTATAATTATATTTGTAGGTTAGTTGATGACTTACAAATTATGTGTAAGGAGGTGAAAAGCCTCATGCTAGACATAATAAAAACACTTCTAGAACATCAAGTATTGGCAGTACTGATAATTCCAGAAGTGTTAAAACAACTTAGAGAATGGCATCTCGGCTACCTAGACCGAAAGCCAAACAACAAAGATTAACATTATGCTTGGAGCCTGATGGCTCCTCCTTACACTTATATAATATAATATTATTTGGAGGTTTTCAATTATGACAGAACAAATGTATTTAATATTGTTTTTATTAAGCCTACCATTGTTATTATTTATCGGGAGAAAAACACATTTTTATTGTTTAGATAAAAAGAATGGACGTAGATAATATGAGTGATTATAAATTAAAAATAATTGAATTGATCAAAAGTGATATAACAGGTTACCAAATTCACAAACAAACTGGCGTAGCGCAATATGTAATTTCACAATTAAGGCAAGGAAAGCGCGAAGTAGATAACTTAACTTTAAATACAACTGAAAAACTATACAGTTACGCACGACAAGTGTTATAATATAAATGTGAAATGGTCATTCTTGAAATGACTCGGTCGCTACTGGCACAGACTGTTTAAAGTGTCACCACAACATGAACTGAGAATTCATATGACGTTGCTGACGAGCGACAAAGCTCTGTGTTCCTGAATGGGAGTAGGTTTGTGTGGTGGTACATAACAAGTCGCTGAAATATTTGCGACATAATAAAACATATTATCGGTTTTATTATGTGCTGCAGGCAAACCTTAACCACCCATACTAGTTACTGGGTGGTTGTTTATATATAACGCAAGTTAACCAAAACTAACTCTATCTAATAAAAAGTATGAAAAATTTACTCATATCTATTGCGTATAAAGTTAAAAGATATTATAGTTAACTATGAAGAAAGTCAACTCTCTATTCCGTTCTTTCTTCCTAACTTGCATTCTTTCGTAGTTAGTTCGTCAAGTAACTATTAATTTAGTTATATACAAT